ATATCTTATGTCCATCTACATAATGAACTAAATTATCGTAATATTGTTTTAGGAAAATACTTTTTTGATTGTTTTGAGTTTCTAAAAAATTAGAAAACTCTAATGCTTTTTCTAGTCGTTCGTCCATTATGGCTCCTTGTATATACTGTTATAGTATATACTAAAAAGACATAATAGTCAAGTGTTAAGTGAATGTATTTGTGTCGCCTGTTGAAATAGTTGGTGCTGTAACTGCTACATTTACTCCAGTAGCACGTACATACGTCAAAGCACTAGTTAATGTACCTTTTACGTTTTCGTCAACTGCTGCGCCTGTGCCAGTTTGATCGCCTACATCATTATCTTCATACAGCACACGAATTCGAAGACCGTTAGTAATTGCCCTTGCTAGAATCCTGTATCTGTTTTCTGAGTATGGACTTGCGCCACCGCGTGTATATAATTCTCTTTCAGTGGCATTAATATCATAGTAACCATCGTTAGCACTAATAGTACCGCCGGTTCCTGTTTCTTTATATGCATTAACATAATTAATAGCAATAACAGAAGTATCAGCTACCATTGTTCCCCAATCTAATGTTTTTGCTTCTGATCCCGAATAGGACAATGTAGTAGCAATTCTTAGACGTCCGCCTGCATTAAAAAATGCTTTTGCTGCATTTGCACTTGCCCAAGTAAATTGAACATCATGTATTTGTGTTCCGTTCCAGTTAGTTTTACCTATAGAACGTGCAGATGTTGTAGTAGATTGTCCAGCAGCTAGATTAAATCGCTGTGCATCAGTCTTAACAAAGTTAATTGCAGTTTCAAGTGCATCGTGTATTACTTTTGTAATTGAACTATCAGTATTAACAGTAGCTAGGGCAGGACTTAACGCACTACCTACTTGGTGCGTATACGCTTTATCAGTATCTGCTTTAAGTGCATTCCAGTCTGCTGCTTGCACTGTGTCTCCTGGAGATCTAGCCGGTGCTGCTGTAGCTAGATTGTAGCCAGCAGCAGCGGTTCCAGTACCTGTTGGAGATCCCATAACAAGATTAATTCCAGTTCTTAGGGTCGTATATTCTGCTTCGCCAATTGTCTGACCTACTGTAACTGCCATGCTGTATCCTCTTTATTAACTATGTACATTATTTATACTTTTAATACACACTCTATTAGTTTTTCGTTATCATCAGTACTTGATTCTAGAGCAATTCCTACTAAAGCAGTTGTTGCTATTGTTGTACACACACCGTTTTTCATTGCATACACAGCTTGGCCTTTGTTTACAGCTCCTGATACTCTTACTGGAAGACGCCCTTTAAGACCAATGTATTGGCCTTCGCTATCGCTGTTCATCATATAAGCAGGATCAGTACTTACGACACCAATACAATGATTGCTTGCATCTGCTGGTGCTACTTCGTGGTCTAGAAGCGCACATACTGCTACTGCTGTACCTGCTGGCAAGTCTTCTGATGTTGTATATTTTTCTGCAAGGTCAGCATAACGTGCGCTTGTTGCAGTACCTTGGAATAGTACAGCATTTAAATTGCCAGCTCCGTCACGCACTGCAATAGTGTTACTAGTACCTGTGCCAATCGTATTAACTGCGCCTACTCTTGCAGTGCCGCCGACTAAAAGAGCACTTGCTTTTTCTGAAATTCCATAAAAATTAGTAGCATATGCTGCGCTAAAAATATTAGTAGCATCGCCTAGCGTTACTGTTTCAACTGCTGTATTAGCTGCGTTCATGCCTGGCTTAAATACACCCGGTTTCATTGTTACAATATTCTTAACTAGTCCGCCACTTTGCTTTGCTCTATAACGAATTTCGTCACCTTGTGCGTTCGAAACAACACCTTGGTTATCATTTTCGATGAATAATTTTAAGTCTAATCCTGCGCCGATTGCAATACCTGCATCAGTTTGGAAGTTAGTAATTTCTGTGAATACACTAGGAGAACCAGGAGTAGCAGTAACATAGTTAGCTGCTGAAATACCGTTAAGTTTATCACTGTTAGTTGCAGTGCCATGGAATCGTTGTGATCCACTAGTAATACCATTAGCTGCACTTAGCGTGTTTTTAAGGGTTACGCCGGATTGTATAACGTCAAACCCTGAAATTGTATTTTCAGCATCTCCACTATCAATTGTAAACTGTATTGGGCTAATTATAAACACTACTTCGTCATTAACTGTAGCTGTAATAACACTACGCGAAACTAGTGTTGTATCACGTACTGATTTACTTTGCATCTGTGTAATGCCCGAACCAGCATCTTGAGGGCCAATAAGTACAAAATCAGCGCCGTTATAAGAATATAACTGTTCGTTAGTAGTATCCCACCAAAAATCACCAGTAGCTAATCCTGCAGGGGCAGTAGCACTAATTTCTGCGCCGCCTGTTGTGCGCCATTTTGTGCCATCATTAAATTTTAGTTTGCTGTTTGCTGTGTCAAACCAAATTTGTCCTTTGATTGCTCTTGGAGGTTGGTTAGCGCCTGCAAAGTTTTCAAGTAAGAACACAAAATTTTCGTTTTGTATTTCACCATACCCTGCATAGTTCTTACCTACCAGTTTAATATCAGTTGTCTGATCTAACGTACCGTCTTGTACAATAGTTAATTGATCAGTGTTATATTTGTTAATTGTATACGCCATAGTTTAAATAACCCCTTGTTGCTAGTATTTATCGCAAGTTACGGATAACTAGCTGTAGTATTGTGAGCCCATACTGAACTCGTAACTGTAAATGTCATTGTGTATCTTGCTGGTGAAAGTGACACCGTTCCTGATGCTGTGTTTGCTGCTGCAATATCTTGTATTACTGATTCATTTTGTGTACCGTTGCTATCAACAGCAAGGACTGACTTTTGTAATACGCCTGTATTATCAGTTGTCACTGTTACGTTAATACCTGTTACAGTAGCACTAGCATAACTAGTACAGTGAATTTTAGCAACTGATCCTTCTCTTGCAGCACTTGCTGGACTTATACTTTCTAAAACAGCCTTAACATCAGTAATTGGGCCTGATCCAACTCCAGCAGCAGTTGGAGTAGTAAATCCTGTAATGTCTAATATAAGCGGAATACTAATAGTAGCTATTTCTGTGTCAACATATCCTTTATTAGTAGCATCTGTTGCTGTTGTTGGTGCTGCAACACCTGTAATTTTTTGACTGTTAATTGTAACATCGCCTGCAGAAGTAATATTAAGTGCAGTTGGTGAACTAATACTACCTACTGCTGCATTACCAGTAACAGTTAGTACGCCAAGTGTACCTATAGACGTTAATCCATTAGCTGTTGCTACAGTATCACCTAATTTTATTTTAGAAAGCACTTGTGCATTTTCAATTCTAAATTCTTTGCCCTGTATTAAATCTACATTCTGATTAAATGTCCAGTTGCCTGTCGACTGTACCCATGATATGTCTTTACTGCCGTTAGTTGAGCGAAGTGTTATTCCGCCGCCATTTGCATTAGTATCATCACCTTCAGTACTATCATCCAATAAGCCTAATTCAATGTTAGGATCTTGGACTCTAAATTGCTGTACATCAATAGATGTTGTTGTACCCTGAATTACTATGTTGCCGCCAACAGTAAGATTGCCTGTAAATTTACCATCACCAGTTACATCTAATGCAACTGTTGGTGTAGGTTGATATATGCCTATTCTTGCTGCACTTGCATCAAGTGTAAATGCTTCTATAAAGTCGTTTCCTTGCGGTACTCTAATAGCAAAGTCGTAATTTAATTGTTTTAATTCTATTGCTGTAGTTGTGCCGTTATCTATTGTTTTTAATGCAGCATATTCGGTATCGCCGTATCCAACAGTTAGCCCGCCGTCTCCTTTAACAAACAATCCAGCATCCATAACTTGATCTACTAGTGCGTTTGACGCATCTCGCTGATTAGTTCTCACAAAGTCAGCAGTTGTAAATGACGAACCGCTTGCATCAGTTAGTGCTTCAGCTGATGCCGCAGTACCTTGCCATTTAAAGTCTGATACAACAGTTGGATTAAATCCTATTTTAATTTCTCTGCCAGATGCATATGGAAGTATGACATAATCTGTAGCAGGAGTAAACGCAAATCTACTGTAGATTCCAGCAAGCACTCCGCCTACATACATAGCTAGTATAGTTCTACTTTGATTAGAAGTGTCAACCATTGTAACTGCTTCAAGTCCAGTTTTGCCCTGGGTTGCAGTATATTCAGGGCCAACAAGTACTATGTCAGTGCCGTCATAAAAGTATAACTTGTTTGCAGCATTGTCAATCCAAAGATCGCCTGCTACTAAGTTAGTAGGCTGTGTAGGACTTACTGTTGGTGAGCCTGAAGTTTTAAAACTAATACCATCGTAAATTTTTAATCTGTTTTCACTAGTATCAAACCAAAGCTGTCCAGTTAATGGATTGCTCGGTGCGCTTGTTGATGCAAAGTTTTCAATAATTTTAACAAAATTTTCGTTAAATGCTTCACCAAACCCTTTATAATTTCTTCCAACTAGAGTTATATCTGTAGAAGTTATATCAATTATACCATCTGTCAGTTCTACTAATAGGGTACCATTTGTTTTGTTTATTTTATAACTCATCCTACTACTCCTGTATAGATAATATAATTAATAGTTTGGAATGGATTCATAATATTCATTTCTGCTCCAACAGTACTATATGCAGACCCTGCAGGTATTACAACTCCGCCACTGTTAGGTAGTCGTTGTGATAAGTTTTCAGCGCCAGTTTGTAAGCTCGACCCTGACGTTCCTTCTGGAAGTTCTCCACGGCCATCAACTTCTCTATGAGCATAAAACTGCTGCCCAGTAGTTGACTTCAAATCATGCTCGTGTTCAGGTAAATTATCTGTACCAATGGTAACACCATCTGTCCCATCAACTGCACCAATTACACCTGCATTTGAACCTCTGTTTCTAGTATCTGGACTATCAACACTTGGAGTAGATCCGCCCATATTTAAATTACCTAATGCAAATCTACCTCTTAAATCAGGTACAGCAAAGGTTCCCGAAGTAGGTGACGGGCTATAAGAAAGTGCAACTAATGCAAATAATTGTGCATATACACCTTGACTTAATTCTTGTCCATTACAGAATTTCCATCCAGTTGGTTCAATAAGTCCAGCGTATGGCATAATACTACCTACTGGAGTTAGTCCTGCAATATTATTAAATATTGTAGCTCTAGATATTTTCTTTAAGCCTTGATCAACTCCGCTAGTTCTATTAACTATAAATTCATCACTTGATAAACTATTTGACACTGCCGGCTTAGCACTAATAAGTGTGTTCTTTAATGTTAAGTTAAACGTCTTTGTTCCGCCGCCTGTTTGTCCGTCAAATACTTGTTCTACTGTTTCTACATCGCCTTGGTATCTAAACGTAGAAGATGATGTAAGTTTGTCAGCACTACCGGCGCTGCCAGTAACACTACCGCTTACTGTACCTTCTAGTGTACCAATAAATGTAGTTGCATAAATTTTGCGCCAGCGGTTATCACTCCTACCAATGTTTCTAGTATTATTAAGATCTGGTAATAGCAAATCACTTGCTGCTGTATCAACTATTAGATCGTTATTACCTAACGTTAGTCCTTTTTGTACAACTATTTCTTCGCCAACTCTAAGTGTTTTAGCAACACCAAGTCCGCCTTTAATAACCGCTGCGCCATTACTAATTGTTGTACTCTGTGTAGTATCGTTTGTTGTAATAGTGCCGCTTGTTAAAAAATTACCAGTTACGTCTAATGCTTCGTCTGGTGCTTCGTTATTAATACCAACTCGTAGATTACTATCTACTCTCAGTACAGTTCTACTATTTCCTGCGTTTCTTACACGTACATCAATGTTAGACCCTTCAATGTTGTGTTGTATAACTCCAGCACTACCTTCAATGCCAACATTAAGTTCTGCATTAATTCCGTATGCAATGCCGCTATTGTTTTGAATGTTGAGTGGAAAAGTAGTTGTTGATTCTATGTCGCCTCTTAAGAAATTAGCAGCAGGAATTGCTAAATTATTAACAATTAGACTTTCTGATTTTTCTGCAATACCGTAAAACTTAACATTGTTAATTCCGTCGGCATCTGTGTCTCTATTTGCTAAGTTAATACCTGGGCGTATTTGTATACCACTAAAGCCATTAATAGTTGACTTTGGAGTAAATGTATCAAATGCAACTATTGCAACAATGTTTGCACTTACTTGTATTTCGATAACAGTGTATTCTACGTTGTCTTGCCCTATAATAGTATTAGGTTGCGCTCCAGTTGTTAACCCAGCACTAAAACTTGGTCCAACTAAGATCCAAGTGGAACCTGTAAACATATACAATTGCTGATTATCAGTGTCGGCCCATAAGTCGCCAATTAATGCAGACGAAGCTTCAGGTTCAGTAGCACTCTTTTTAAGTCCACTTGCTGAAACCCAAACAGTGCCGTCATAAATTAATAACTGCGATGTAGTATTGTTATACCAAAGTTGTCCTTCACTAGCATTGGAAGGCTCTGTTGGTCCTGCAAAATGTTCTAGTAAGTGTAGTAAGTCTTCGGCAATAGCAGCGCCATAACCTGTGCTGTTTCTACCCGGAAGTTTTATGCTAGTAACAGTATTAATTGTTTGATCTTCAACTACTATCGGATCTTTATCAGCACTATCAGTATATTGTATTGTATATGCCATCTAATTATCCCTCGTTAAATCCTGTTAAACTTTGCACTCGAACTGTATAGTCAATTTGAATTAACCTATTAAGTGATTTTTGTACAGGGTGGAAAACAACGTGAGTTAATAATCTACCTGTGCCACTTGCACTGTATGCTCGTAATCCTAACTCATCAAATACATATAAACTGTCTGCATTTGTTGCTGTGTCAAAAGCATCTTGTCCGCTTGGTTCGCTATAATCTAGTAAACATGTTACTAAAATATCAGTATAGTTTGTGCCACTTACGTGACGTGTTTCAATTTTATTACGTGCCGGGTCAAGATTGTTTACACTACGATCGTCTACTACTTTAGTAAATGTCTCATTGTACAAACTAGCATTTGTGCCTGTGCTGTTCGGAGTCAAGTATGTAATAATACCTGTCGGGTCAACACTAGTGCCGCCGTTTCCAAACCCCATTTGATAAATCCACCCTGTGCCCGCATTGCCTAAACTTTCTGCAAGACTAATACTCATATTTTCATAATGAATAGCGTTGCGTTTGTCTACAATAACTTCTCCAGTTTCTGGATTGTGTATTTTAATGTGTCCTTGAAGTAACACACCACTTTGTTCATTTAATTTGTCTGTCATAGTTTTATACCATCCTGCTTAATGTATTTATCGCGGCAGGTCAACTGTTGCCGCACGTAAGAATTTACTGATGTCTGATTCCGACTCACTTAGTCGTGTTCCTGCATCTGTCCATATTATTCCTGTACGTCTAACAACTGTCACCTTAATATTTGCGCTTGGTGTTTCTGTTAATGTTAATGTAGAGCCAACTACACTAAATTCTGCTGGTAATGTTACATCACCTTCTGGTGAATCCTGTGCAACTAACGTTGTAAAGTTATAACTACTTATCGCATTTTTACGTAAACGTCTACCTGCAACAAATACTTCAAATTCATCTATACTAGTAGGAGTAAAATCTAAATTATATGCTGCTGTGGTGCCATCTGTTAAAAATTGCGAAGTAATTGTTTCATCTTTGTACGGCATAGATGATCCAGGTCCTTGGTTATAAACATTTTCTCCAATTAAGTAAATGTCCTTAACCCCTGTGCCCAATGTACCCCTACGTAGTTGACTTAATACGTTTCCGTTTCTTACAAAGTACTCAATACGCTCGCCGTTAATAAACAATATTCCGGGAACGCTACTAGTTGCATTTGGTGCTGGAAGCGTTGTTCCATTGGATACTGTAATACTTTGATCGGACCATTTTAAGTCAGCTGCTAACATAATGCCATCTCTGTCATCTAAACGCTTATAATGCGTTCTGTTAAGCATATCTTTAAATTGGCTCCAGCCGTACTTGTTACCTGATATTGGATCTGCAAAATGTATTAATTCAATTACATCGTTTGGTGCAATATCAACGTTAACACTGATGTACCGCTTATTATCAGTTACATTATAATGTACACTAGGAATTAACAAGTCGCCATTAAGTGTTACCCATACATACTGTGCGTCAATTGCAGGCTTTGCTAATTCAATTAGTCCGGCAGTTAGATGATTGTATTGGTACCAATCAGTAGTTCCAACAGTAAGAGAAATTCTATCAACTATATCATATTGCTGTCTTGCAAATCCTTGCGAATCATGATTGCTAAATTGATACACTGTAATAACATCACTATCAGTATATACACTGTTTAAATACAATGTACCTGGAGTAGACACAAAGTCGTTTGCAGCATTAAAGTAACCATAGCTATATTCGCCGTCGTTAAGCAGATATACGTTTAATACATCACCATCTTGTTGTTTAACTTTTGCTTTTAATCTAACAAGGCTTCCGCCGCTAGCTTTTCTAGATCCAGTAAATGTCCATTCTGTATTATAAGCTAATTCTTTATTATTTAAGAAAACTTTCATTTGCTTATTGTTAACTGCGCCAGGTGGAATTTGAAATTCTTCTAATTGATATTCACGCTTTGCTGCTGTTGTTACAAATCTACGATTATATCCTGCATTAAGTATTTTATTATTAACCTTAACAATAGTAAACCAAGCAGCTGGACTATTATTAAACGGAGTTTGAGCTAAAGTAAACTGTACTGTAGAACCGTCTCCTGTAAATGTATCAATCGAAACTTCACTAAAGTTTTGTGCTGCACCTTCGAAGAAAGCAAAGTTTATTACGCTGCCTGCTGCTGGCGGAGTTGCTAATGAAATTACAACATTTTTAGGAAATGCATATGTATCATCGCTTTCTTCAATTACATTAGTTAACTTCTCACCATTTAGAGTAATAAAGTATTGTAAGTTTTCTTTAAATCTTACATTAGTTAAAAACTTAGCTGTACTTCCGTCTGCAACAAAGTGATCGATATCTAATATCTCAGTGCCGCTTACTCCTAGTACTGCTAGATGCACTTTTGCACTTACTGCCGGAGCAGTGTTAAATGTAACAGTTTTGTTAACGTAACTAATAGTGTAATTGCTAGAAGTAATAATGTTAAATCCTACTTTTACAAATACGCCGCCTGCTTGTAACGGCGTTACACCTAAGTCAAAAGTTTTAGTTGTGCCGTCGCCTGTATAATTTCTTGAAGTAATTTGGCTGCTGCCGTTTTGAGGCCTTTCATATACTTTAATATCAAAGGTGTCAAGTAGTTGTCCAGGAATTAATTCTTCTGGTCCTGCACTTGTAGTTTGAGTTACAAATCCGTCGCCATCTAAGATAATTTCTGCTGCACTAATACCAGTTGCAGTTGAGTAATTTAATGCTCCTCCTGTTATTACACTATCATAACTATTTGGATCTGGTAAGTAAGTACCGTCACTAGTTGATTTTCTAATAATAATTATGTCGTTAGCTGCGTTTACAAGATTAAGTCCGTCATTATCAAGGAATATAATTGTTGTAGTTCCGTCACCTGTAATACTTTGACATAGTGCATTTGGATTAGTTACAGGATCTGCTGTGCCGTAATTAACATCATCAACTCTCACTCCATTTAAGTAAACATTGTACACAGTTGCGCTTACTAATGGTGCAGCAAGTTCAAGGCTTATAGTCGAACCGTCTAATTCAAATATCTCATCTTCAAATGTTGTGTCATAGCTATCCCAAGTATCGTTATACCATTCATCTGCATCCCAACCTTGACCTTTACCAAACTCGAAGCTCTTAACTTCAACTCCGCCGTAATCTAAACCGGTCATAAGCTGATTAAGATCTTTGCCAGGCATTCCTGAAGTAGGAGTATAATAACTATTAATTCTATCTTGCGCTTGCATTAAGCTCGAAGACTTTTTATAGTTAATTTGTACTGAGTAAGTATTTGTAGGTGCGTTAGTAAATGCTACTTGTCCGTAATAACGATCATACCCCTTAGTGATATCTAAAATATTTTTAAAAGTGTATTCGCTGTTTAAAGATTCTTGTCCATTAACAAATACTTGTACAGTTGACTTACTTAAATCCATTGGCCAATTTAAATTGTACTCATATTTACTACCAGTGCCAACATAAGTTTCTGCTTGAGCTAACTGTGTATATACATAAGTTCCTGTAGTTCTATCAAATCTAACTGTAGACTTTAAGCCTCTAACAGGACTATTGCCTAGCTGCACACTGTATGTTGCTGCTTCGCCTTCATCTGTAATATTACTTAATTCAGTTATTGCAGGAACATCATAATAGCCAGTACCCGGGTTAATAACAGTTACATTAGTTACCCTTCCGTTAGTTCCAATAGTTGCTTCTAGCACTGCTCCGCCTGTTACTGTTAATGTAGGAGCACTTCTATATCCTTTACCAGGATTAACTATTGCAACTTTTACAATTTCATAACTGCTGTTATCTAACCAATTTTTGTTAGGATACGTTTCAAGATCTGTATTAGAACTAACTAATACGCCATCTTGTACTTTAACATTCTGGGGAACAATTTTCCCCTCAACAGCACTATATGCAGGTGGTAAATCAAAATCAGTTGTTACTGTACTTGTATTATCAAGTGCCTCGTATGCACTTAAATATTCTCTAATTTTAGTAGCAAACGGTTTAACTTCTTTAATATACGATTCGTAACTAGGAAGGTTATCATTATTAAATGTAATATCTTCTCTTAGTATTCCTGCATTATGTTTAGCTTTAATAAAGCTAGACTTAAACGCCCAATCAATATAAGTCTGTTCACTAAATGCATATCTTAAACTTGCAAAGAATAATGCATTAAATTTAACTAGTAAATCATCAATAAACAGATCAGTTTGAATTGAGCCTAATACAGTTCTAAGTTCAATTACTGGTTCACTGTCATAAATTTTTGTATCAAAACTAATTGTATCAAAGCCGGTTGCAGACGAAGCTGTATTATACAATGTAGATTTAAATTGTATTGTTCCGTCTTGTCTACCGATTGTCTTATAATTAACTGTATAGTCTTCAGTATCTACGCTAGCTATCTTTTCTAGCAACAACCAACCACCTGTGCCAATTGAGGATATTTTTACTGTATCTCCGATCGCATTATCTAATGCAGTTAATTCATAACTATTGTCAATTAGGTAACTAATATCAGTTAACGCACTGTATCCAGTTGCATACCAATCTTCGTAGTCCCAATACAATCTTACATTATACCCTTGACTTTGTATTCTTGTCCAAGTCTTAGTTTCAGTAACTCTTTCGTACATTGCCCATTTACCTTGCACTGTACTATCAGATTTAATTAATACTGTAAATCTTCTTACTGTTAATGTAGGTGTAGTACTATACTGCGCTCCGGATTTTAATACAGTAACAGAAGTAATTCTTCCTTTTGAATCAATTACAGTTTGTAGTGAAGCTCCTGTACCGCTATCATTAATAGTTACTGTGGGTGCAACTCGATATCCTTTACCAGGATTTGTAATAATAACACTTGTAATTTTACCATCTGTAACTACTGGTGTTAATACTGCTTGGGTTGCACTTGCAACTCCTACAAATGCTAAATCATCCAAAGTATCAATAGACACATCCCACTGTTTAGATACTGCTGTAGGTTCAGGGTCTGCATCAAACAGTTTAGTAAAGATTTTGTCATCAACTATTAAGTTTTCTTTAAGTATAAGGTTAGTTCTTTCAATAACTTGCTTCAACGCTTCAGCACGATTTACAAACCAACTTTGTCTTGGCTTATTAAGAGCGCCATATTTTTGCTTAGGACTTAATGTTGGGTCAGGAACAACACGCATTTGTGCATCATATCCAATTAAGCTATCGTACCATTTCTTAATGATATCCGCATTAGGCTGACTTGTTTCAAGCCCTTCGGATATAATTTGATATTGATTGTGTATATTTTGATCTTGATTTTCAATAGTCCAAAATTGTGCGCTTAGAGCAACGTCGGTGCCTTTAATATACTTTTCAGCATTATATAAAACAAACTGCGAAGGACTAATTAATCCAGCAAATGTGTAACCTTTAGCAACAGGGTCAGCAATATATCCTGCAACATCGCTAATGTTAATATTTCTAAATTCTACATCCGGTACTGTCTTTTTATTAGTTACCCAGAAGTAATACGTTGTACTAAATGTGCCTGCTATACTATTGTACTTACGCTTGGTGCTGTAAGTTCTGTCGCCATACACACTAAGTCCACTGTATCCTTTTGCAAATCCGTTTTCTGTATCAGCTTGTGCATCCCATGCACTAGGCAATACTGCTGACTCTACCCATTCGTGTATATCGATAGTATTTCCGTCAAATACTTTTGACCAATTCTGCGTACTATAAATTACATCGCCTTGGTAAGGATTATAGAATTTAGCATTAGTTAAATTCCACCATACTTCGCCAACATGTTCGCTGCCCCAACTATTAGTTACGTCAATAGTTGTGCCAATATCATCTGAAATATCATAAAGTGCAGGATCGTAATAAGTTTTAAATGTCAATTCTTGTTCAGCAACACCTGCAACTTTACCTTGTATTGGATCAATGTAATCAATATAAGATAATAGCTCATTTTCCTTTGTGTTGTAAAGGAACATTTTCTTGATCTTATTAATATCGACTGTAGGCTTAGCTGCTCTGTGTGTAGTCCACATAGTCTTAGTTTTATCACCAAGTGCAAAGTCTAATACACTGCCAATTAAGTTATTTGTATCTTTCTTAGGTAGCGAAACATACAAGTGATTGTCTTTAGCTAAAATGTGCTGACCAAAATCGTTTACGTCAATGTCGGTAATTTCTAATTTTTGTGCAAACAACAATTCATTTACTATTTTTTCATAAACATAGATAACACCTGAGTCTTCATTTACAGTTTTAAATCCAGTAAAGCCTTTATCAAATACAGTTGCTTGTGCATCAAAATAAGTTCTAGATGATGAGTCAGAATTTCTAGCAGATACATGCAGTTTTTCACCGTCAAAGTCAACTTTCCATCCAAACATTTCAGCTCGTTCGTTGCTAGGACTTGCTAATGTCTGTGATAATTCAAATACTCCATCAACTTGTTTATATACATAAACAATTCCTTGATCTGCTTTATAATCGTCATTGTAGGGCGCACTAATTGCAATTAATGTACCGTCTACTGATATTGATATAGCCTGCCCAAATCCAGAAGTCTCATCAGGTCCTTGGATTTCTTGTGATCTTTCAAAGTGTCCTTTATTACTTCTGTAAACTACTACTTGATTAGGTTTTCCATCATATAAAGCATTAGTAACTAACACTTCGCCTGATTTAGAAACATCAAATTCTGTGCCAAATGTTGCAAGATCGTCTTGATTAAGTACCGTACTACCTACAGTACTATCATTAATAACACTAAGTCCAGTTGTGTTAGGTACAAACCCAACATAATCAACTAAATCATCAGTAGATGTCCAATCATTAGAATTAAACGTACCCGGAGCAATATTAGTTTTTGCTACATACAAAGTTCCATCAGTAAAGTCAGTATAAACAATGTCATCTGTGAAATATGTAGTGCCTTCACTAAACGTGCCTTTAAACTTTTTGTTTTTTGCATAATCCCAATTGAAGGTTATATTGTTTTCTATTCCCTTTTTAATAAAGTAAATTATTCCAGGTGATGCAATAGACGATCCTTGTGCTGCATGTATAAATGCTCTATAAAGATCATTATTTTTTGTAATTTTTATAGTACTGCCTAATTTTAGGCCAGGTGCTTTTTCTGGAACGGTATAACTTGCTTGTAAATCATATCTGCCAGGCGCAGATCTTGTGTATATTGAGTACAGTCCTTCATTTTGTGCGTCAGATCCGGGTGCTGTACCAGTTACTTCAGCAGCAATTTGGTATACTTGTTCCCAGTTATTGTTAGTTGACGACGGAATACTTGCCGGTCTTGCAATACCCTGAACTGTTCCGGCACTATATAACCAATATTCAACATTTAATAAACTTGCAATTGGTGCTAAAGGAATATTACCTGTAGCTGCTTCAAATACTAGTAGCTTTCCTATGCCTTCGCCCGGTAGTCCTAAGCTAACATACTGAACTTGTCCAATATTTCTATCTACTTGATATGTTGGACTAGGGTCACCTGGGATTGCTAAGAATCCTATTTGAGAATTTTGTCCATATTGGTCACCCTGTGACCAAGTACCTGTAACAGTTTTTACAAATACTGTTGCATTATTACTGTTTCGCTGATAATATGTAACTACCGCAGTAGCACCAGATTGTATATCTTTAACAGTTTGTCCAACTTTTGGTTCAAAGAAATTGCCAGCTGCATCTTTATCGATATAATCGAAGTTAATTTTGCCATCCCATATATCGGCAATTGTATGTGACTTGTTTGTAAGTGTTGTAGATAGACCAATGTCTGTTAAATCTCTAATTACTCCAACGCCGTGTTGAGGTAACTGGTTAACATAAAGATTTATTGTTCCAGCAATTGACACATTGTCACTAATTACCTTAGGTGCTCTAACAACAAATTTATTACTTAAAATAGCAGCGTTATTACCGTAAGGTCCAGGCAATCCTTGACTGCTTAATTGTTCAATGAAAGCATTATATGTATTTTGACTATTAATAGTTAGTGTACTGTAATCTAAAGAGTTAGCATATAGTCTACTTGTGTCTGTACTATCTGTAATAACATCGTAAAATACTAAGCCTCTACCTTCGTCAACATTTTCAGTACTAAGTGTCGGAGTATAACTCGGAGTATCAATAAACCAATATCCGCCAAACTGCGCACTTGTATCTACACTATCTGTTTGATTTTGCTGGACATATTCGCCAATAAAGTCACCGTCGCTGCGGAAAATACTATCACTACTTGCAAAAGTTCCATTAACTGCTGTTAAGTAAATTATTACTTCGTTGCCTGTAACATATGTATAATCAACTGTTCCAAATGCTGTTGCTGTTTGTAATATATTACCAAGCTGAGGCAAGTTAGTTGACGAACTAATGTATAAAATTACATCAATTTTCTTTTGTATAGTATGAGTCTGCTCTAAGAACGCTGCATTAATATTAGCAAACGATCCATTAAATGGTGATCGTTCAGCAAGTGCAGCTAAACTTTGATTAGAATATGTTATTTGATTCCAGTTAAGTTTGATTTCATCATTAATGCCGCTGCCGTCAAATTGTGCTAACGGTGCTCTAACTAACATGTGAGTTGTAGGAGCATTAGGAAATGCTAGCAAGCCCGATATAGGACTAATTGCGTAATTACCAACAAACATTGCCGGAACTGTTGCAGTAGGTGTATTTTCTATATCTAATGCATCAACAACTTGTGTAACTGAGTTAAAGCTATTAAATTCAATAGCAGCCTCTGCGCCTTCAATGTCATTAAGTGCTTTCCAAAGTTGTTGATCCTTAGAAACAATTGCGCCTTTAGTATAATCAGTGCCAGAAACAAACCCACCTGCAATATATTTTGTTTTTACATTTGATGCATTAGGAGATCCTACAATCATATAAGCACCGTCTGGACTTATTGCAATTGCTGCACCAAAGCGTTGAGTGTTGTCACTAACTTTAAGTGGTTCAATAATTTGTGTTTGTACAAAGTTTAATGAATCAGTTGCTCTAGAATAAACATACACCTTACCGTCATCTTCATCAGGTGCACCAACTAGCATTGTTGTATTTCTATCATCTACGCTTATTGCTGTACCAAAAGATTCATCAACTGATGTTGATTGTTTTACTGTACGGAATGATTCTTTAAATAAATTATCATTTTTTAGCACTGCCCACTGATTATCTCCAGCAACATTGTCTATCCAAAGATTGTCATTTAGTACAAGTTCATTTTGTACTATAATATTTGCTGCATCTATGTTAGTTGCTCGTGCTGTAATAAATTTTGTTATGGAGCCAATGCAGCGCGGTATCTCATCTTGTGCTGTTGCTGTTATTAGTGTAATTATATTTTTATCTACAGCAGATACAACAAAGAATCCCTCTAGATCAAATACTTCATCAGTATCAAGAGTAGAATCATCAATGTAGTTGCTAAAACTATGTATACCAATAACGTCATTCACTGCAATATCAGTAACATTTTTAGTAAGTATTAAGTTAAATGTAGTAGTGCCTTCTAAAACTGCCTCAACTACATAGTCTGTGTCAACATGCTTATAAACATTCCAATCAAGATTGTCGTTTCCAACCCAGACATAGTCATTTCTTCTAATATCGTTAAAGGAAAAATCAGCAATGTTACTATACTGAGTTGCAATACCACGCACATCAGTAGGATTTACATAACCTGCATTTTTAACATAGCTTGTGTTTACATATTTTTCTGGAAAAGGCTTATGATCATAATTAGGAGTTTTTTGATATACTTCATAAGGAAGTATTCTATAAACTAAATCAGTTTCTAATCCAGTAGTACTAGTTACTAAATCAATTGGTTGAGGTGTTAGTCTAAATTTACTTTCATCAAGTAGTAACTCGTATTCAGTAAAGCCTTCACTAGCACCGTATTGTCCACTTTTAATAGCCCATTCTTCATAAAACTCTAAACTGTCTTTATCGGAACTACTTAATACGTCAAATAGTTTTGATAATGCATTTTTAGTGCCTTTATCTTGTATCATACCTTGATAAAACTTATACTGACTTACATCATCGTTAACAATGTTTTCAAGGTATGACCGCTTTTGATAACCAATTAGATGCTGTGCCATTTTCTGTTGCTCAGTATCAAAATTATCACTATCTAGGTCATAGAAGTCTGCAAACTGATTAGTTTTGTATTCAAAGTTTGCATACAACCCTGCTTCGGGTTTTTCACTTAACCGGTCCCAATTAGCAGTAATAAATGTTTCTGTTCCACTTAATTTTGCAGAAGCACTGTAATAAAATTCTTTATATTTTACAATACTACCAATGTCGTAATCAGTCCAACTGGTCCAATTTGTAACTTTAGCTTCGTCGTATATAAATCCAGGAACATTTAAACTACCATCCCAATCTTGTGTAACATATCCTAGAACTTTAATTCTTTCTTGTCTATAACCAGGTTGTGTATCGTATACAATATCACCAAACACAGTCTTATTATCAATTAATAGCACATGTTCTTTTTGTACAAGAGGAAGTTTAACAGCAAATACGCCGTCGGCAGTATTTCTTGGACGGATAATAAATTCGTTAGGCGCACGTCCTAGTGTAGAAAATTCTTTTACTAGTGCAGTGCCATCTGACTGAAGTAAACTATATCCGTAAAAGCTATCAAAGATATTATCTACTACTGAGTAAGAAGACTCGAATTTTAACTGTGATGACGCAGGACTTAATGTAATAATACTTCCTTCGCCCCAGTTTTGTGTTGTCCAGAATAAGAATTCATTTACTGTGTGGCGCCAGTTTAATACAGCTTGTGCATCAACTTCATAATAGTCAAAAACAAATCCCTGATCTTGCAAGTATTCGCCATATCCTAATAAAAAGTCAACTACGTCTTGTACAGTAACAAACATCTGTCCGTAATTTGCTTCAAGTTCAATATTTTTATTAAATTTCTTTCTTACAGTAGCAGTTCTACCGCCAATTAGTGGCAAAGCAGCCATTTTAGCAAGATTAGTATCATCAAAAGATGTACTACTTATAAAGTTAGCTTTTACTCTATAATACGAACCATTAAATTCAATATTTTGACCGGCAACATACTGTTTGGCCGAATCCCATGTTAAATAACTTTCACTTATTCCGCCTATATTAATACTTGGATCTGCTTGTGAAGAAATTGCTGCATAGTATTTAAACGATGCAAGTTCAGTGTCGTAACCTTTAACTACATAACCGTCACTTCTACGTTCAATAATAACACCACTATAAGATACTGTATTAATAGGAGTACTTGTGTTTAAAAATACTTTATAGTTTTCTTCTGGAACAAACACGTTACCTTGGGTTAATGGAGTGCGGCTGTCTAATAATAATTTAAATTTAGCTTTATCAGTAAATCCAGCTAGTTTATAGCCTAATTGATTTTTAATAGACTTAATATTTGACTTATATGCTGTATAAGATGTTGTAACGTCTGCAGCCATATAGTTTGCAACATAATTTATAAGTCCACTAGTGTAAACTTGTGTTGTGTCTTTATAAGTGTTTGGAAAAACAATGTCTGATAGTTTTATTCTAGTACCAGTTGTTTTGTATACTATTTCATTTGAAGAATTTCTTACTTGGTTAATTCTATCAAAACCTGTAGCAAACAACTTCATAGGTTTATTAACTGCAAATGCAGTAATAAGACTAAACGGATATTGACTACTTGACCGCCACGCTGCTTCAATAGGAGCGCCATCGCCGAATACAAAACTTTCATCTAATAACTGATTATCAAAAGTATTAATATATCCTGATGCTAAAGGCGATACTAAATTGCCATTACTGTCAGCAGGTATATGATTAGATAATCCGGGACGCTTATAGTTTTTAAATATTTTATATTTTACATTAGGCTGTCTTAAAATGCCTGCTTCAAGATCTTGCCATAGTAATAAATTTTCTTTAGTGTACGGTGCCGGACCGTACTGTGTTTCCCACCATGTAGGCATAACACTAAGACCAAGCATTTCCCACGGATGAGTATGTGGACGATCAGTGTCATATGCTTGTTGGTAAATTTCTCTCCAAAAACCTGGCAGCAATGTGTTTGCTGCATTAGTGCTGCCACGGTAATTAAAGGTAAACGAATTAGCTCTATCAAAAAAGTTATGTAACGTGTAATCTTGATCGATTAGTTTTGACCATTTTAAAAAGTCTGATAACATAACTCTATCAATTTGAGCTTTGGTAACTTCGGTATTTCTAAAGTCGCCGCCAGCTAGATCATGTATGTCTAATAATGTAGCATCATATGCTACTTTAATATTATTGTATATTCTTCTTTCTAGTTCAAGTAATAAGTCGTCTCTGTAATCATCAAATGCTGCAACCTTACTACCATCGTGGCCTTGAATAATATTTCTCGGAGTTTGATAAGTGTTATCTAAGTATTTTACAGGCTCGTAAGCAGGGAAAAGTCCTAGCTTGCTCGGAGTAGGTGGAACATAACTACCGTTAGTAGTTTCATATTCGTATATTTCAATTATGTCATCTGGTTGCTTTGCTGCTGTAACTAATACGTATCCATCAGTATTAAATGTGTAATCTTTACCATGTACCAACTGTACATCATTTAAATAAACTTGAACTGCTAACCTAGAAGGTATGCTTAATGAAAAGGTAGTTGATATTGGATAAAATGTTTCATCTGCATCAATTACAGTTGTAGTTAATGTTCTAGTTGCACCTACAGGCACCATGTCACTAAAATAAAACGGATCTGTTGACGATTTATCTTTATTAATAGCTGTTAGTATAGTATCAACCTGGGCTTTAAGTGTGCCTGCTAACAAGAGATCCTCTGAAAGCTGTAAAAATAAACGCTTAAATGTAGAATAGTGATTCATTGCGAATTTTAAACTTTTTACAACATTCGCATCATTGTCCAGCATGTGATACATTGCAAGATTCATCGGAGCACTGTGCTGCACAAATCTACGTCCGTAACCTGTTACATTGCCGATGTCTCTTAAATTACTTGTTCCTGGATATATTCCAGTAAAGTTATCATGTTGTTCAACTATTGTAGCAACATGATCGTTAACTTCACCAAGTGTAAATTCTTTTAAGTTATCATTTGACGGATTGCGCTCTAAGGCAGCAGGAATTTCATAATACCCATTATTATTTTTAACAGTTGCCGAACGTGTTTTAATAACAACAACATCATTTAACGTAAGAGCTTTTACAAATGTCACTACTGCATTATTATTAACATCATTAGTAACAGTATAGTCAATATCTTTAAATTTTAATGTGTTGTTTAAGTATACTCGTGTCCACAGGTCTGTCAATAATCCACTGTTGTCATACATGTCAAGTGTAAACCCAGCAGTAGTATTATCAAATACATATTGTCTAATTACTAACTGCTCACTAGGAGTAGTAACTTTTTTCCAGCCTGTTACATTTTCATATGTAGTTAACGTTGTATACTTTCTTAAGAATCCAATATCTGTTTTTTTAGTAAACGCATCGTTGCCTGAAGTATAAGTAAATGAATCATTTAACAAATCAAAACTAAAAACAATATCTCCAACATTACTAATACTTCTATATGCTAGTGGAAATCCCAACTCAGTATCTGATGTTCCGGTACCTTCTTTATAACTAAAAAGTTTAGTTCCTAAAAACGTTGAAGAAGAGTACGTTGTAATATCAGCAAATGAATCTCCATTAGTATCAAATATATCAAATAGCGGACACTGGTTTGCTTTAGTTTTAGCCTGTGTTAGCTCCCACTTAGTTCCTGTATAGTAAAACATTTTACCTTTAAATGCTGTACCATTTGCAACTAATACAACTTCATTAGCTTGCGGAATTGAATCAGTTTCAGCAACTAATGTAATTTGTCTATTAGTAGCTCCGCCACTTGCAAAATTAATAAAATTAACTTTAAAAATTCTTCCTGCAACTAACTTGTCAGTATCTGCTGTAAACATAATACGCATGCCGTCAGCAAGATCAACACCATCAACGTTATAGCCGGGCGTACCTTCTATTTTTGAAAATGCGTCTGTTGTAAAATTATCAACTAAGTCAATATCTGTTTTAGCAACAGTACCAAAATTGTTTAATTTTAAATTTGCTTCAAATTCAATAATAGGTCTTTTAGCACGTTGCAATTGGTCTACTTCAATCTCTTGATTGTTTGCTTTTGCTGCTGCTTCTATAACACTTTTGTGGAACCATCTATTATAACGACTCCATAAGTTGCCATCAACACTTGCACGATTAATTACTACATAGTCTTTATCTTTAGGATAACCAATTGCTACACTGTAGGGCATTCTATCAAACCCAGCTGTGTCAAATTGATTTTCAATATCCGAAGTAAACGCCGAGGGCACGTTTAAACTAGTTTCTGGAATAAGTCGTATTTTATCTCCTACTCCTTCAACATAGAATGCACCTTGGGCATACGTTGCAGGAATTACTTCTCCAGTAAATTCAATTTTCATTCCGTTTGATAACGCAACACTGTTTCCACTTTTGTAAGTACGTTTTCCAACTACTTCTTTTTCAACATCAATAAATGTTGCTTCACTAATATCTTTAACAATAATAGTTCCGCTTGCTTCTATATCATTAGACGCTACATAATATAATACGTCTGGAGTATCTGTACCTAATTGTAGTGTACTAATACCTTTTTCTAAACCTTGTAAATCAACACCTTCAAGTACAATAATACTTGAGCTGTCTAAATCAAAACCTTCTTCAAGTGTTTTCTTTGTTTTAATTGTGAACGGTAAATTCGGAGTGTCGATATCAAACTTATATGTCAATCCTCTGTAAAGTGTAATTGTAGGATTCTGTGTTAGGCCGTCTGGGGAAAATACATAAGTTTGATTATCGTCATTCTCGCCAATGCGAACAGTGTATGTACTTTCAACTTCAACAGTGTTACCAGCAATGCCAATTAGTTGTGGACCTAATGGTAACCAATAGTACTCACGGAAATTACTAAATTTATCCCAATCAACGCTAGGGTTCCAAGCATAAAATTCTTGTTGATTAACTGTACTGTGATTGTTATTTGATTTATTAAAATTGTTTAATTGATTTGTAAAGTCATTATAATCTTTATAAAAAGTAACATTGCCTAAATTATCTTTAATAACAGATGCTGGTTCAAGCTGATAATTAAATCTATCGTCAGAAATATCACCAATATAGTTATCAGTAGCAGTGTACGCTTTAGCAGTTTCTCTGCCAATGTATCCATTAAGTTTCTCAACAACACCTGGTTGTATTAGTTGATCTAATGTACTACTTAAAAACTTTTTATTCGGAGTGGTCCTAAAAAATCTAGGAAGGAGCGATTCAGTCTTGCGCTTACCATTTGACCCCTGTGGTAACGCTTGTTCGTTTTGATCATTATCATAAGACATTAGTAATTAGTCCCTCCGGTTGTAGATAATCCACTGCTTGTTATTCCTGTATTCACTGTAGTTACATCTGAAACAATTGACCCAGATGATTGTAATCGTGTAGCTGTTACGCTATCAATTAATTCAATATCTGCAACCGTTGCACTGCTTATAAATATTTCGTCTGATTCAGATTTTATTTCAAACATACTACCAAAGGTACTTGATGCTTGATTTGGCACTATTACAAATGTTACTACATTTGGAGATAATTGCTGCATAACGTATGTGCTTAGTTCTGTAAAGTAAAAAGACTCTCCAAACTCCCAATTCTCGAGTGCAAAAAATTCATTAATTGCAGCTATTGCTCGTGTCTTAACTTCGTTATCATTTATTACAATGTCTGGGTTCTTTACAATTTTAAATTTTGCTTGCAAATCTGTAGATGCAGCTTCGCCAAATAACATTTTGTATTTAACAGGGTGATATATAACTTCGTCACTGATTGATTTAATATTATTCAACTTCTGACCGTAGTTTAAATACAACTGATCACTGCTAGGTGAAAGTGGCTTAGTAGCCACAGTACCATCTAAGTAAAGTCTAAAATCATCATCATAAGATTTTGTTAACATATACACATCAATAATATTACTTACGCTAGGATCAATTCTAGTGTTTGCATCAGCAGCGTGTACATAATGAAATTTAAGTTTGTCTCGGCCAATCTTAGCACGATAGTTTTGTGATGTAATTGTATTGCCGCTTGTTTTGTCTAAGATCTGGAACAAGTCTTCTTTTATAAAATAAAATATTTGTCCGTCGCTGTATGCAGTAGTGCTTGACAATCCATCTTTAGTTGCAACTGCTTGTATACTGCCTGTGCCAGAAGTAAATGTATATTTTCCAAGACTAGTAGGGTTTAAAGTATCAATATAGTTATATTCCTCAACACCGTCAATTGTAGTTGTTTTTAATTGGAATATATATTTTGTTAACGGGTTAACTGTTTCAGCAACTAATCGATCAAACATTTCTGGATCATCAACTACGCCATCATCATCTTCATCAAAGAAACTAACTTGAATTTTACTGCTATCAACATATCCTTCGGCATCTCTATATTCTTCAACAACTTCCCAATTATAGTCAGTTGTAAATGGTGATGTTGAGTCAGGCTGTTTATTAATGTTTAAGACTGAAATTTTATCTTTAATAATTTTTCCAGTTCTATTATTATAAATTTTATCTGAACTATCAAAGAAGAATCTTATTTCTTGTGCGCTTTCAAATACATATCTGCTACCTCTGTAAGTAACTGTATATGTAGAACCGTCTGTTTCAAACAACAATAACCAACTTGCGTCTAACTGTTGAGTTGTAGAGTCTCCAGTTTTACCTATACTAAACGGACTATCAACATTTAAGTTATTTGTTGTAATTAGACGCCATTCGCCTATATTAACATCAAATCGTAATCCAAAACTATTATATGCAAACACTTGATCAATTAGTTGTAGTGATACTGCTGCTTGTAGTTCTGTTGCTAGACGAGGTATTAGCTGCACAATTCTAGATCCTGCAGGTATAGTATCATTAAGCATTACAGGTCCGGTGCCGTCAACATTTGTTACAGTACCGTCATCAACAACACTTACTATCTTAGTCCACTTGTATGTGGTTGCCCCTGCTACATCACTAGTTGTTATGAGTGCATTGTCGTTATTACTTTGGAAGAATTTTCCAGTAGGTGGTTCAAACTTTATAAGTGTGCCCGGCTTTAATAACTTTAGTGTACTTGCTGTAAATGCACCTAGCTGCGATCTAATATTTGCTAAGTTAGTAAAATAACCAGTATTTTGATTAGTCTCAATTGTTTGACTATTCCAAGTAACTCCTAGGTCACCTATAAGTGTTTTTGGAAAGCTATTATAATAATAGTTTCTAACTTTTTTATTAGCAAGTATGGGTTCTATTATATTTGCAATATTTCCTTCAATGTCAGTTTTAGTAATAAAACTAAACTTATCTTTAGGAGTTAAAAACTCTTTAGTTATAATACCGTCAACACCAAACAAATTAGTCTTAGAGTATTTTCCAGTTGCATCAACTAGATCTAAATAGCGACTAATTCCGCTTGCAGTTCTATTAACACTTTTTACTTTAATAATTTCTTGACTAATACCGAGAGGCGCAATTTGATAGTCCTCTGCTGTAATCATTCGATTTTGAGTATAATACGTTGCAGGAGCGTTACGTTTAATACTTGCGCTTGACTCACTTGTACTAGCATTATCAACAGAATACTTTAATTGAAATACCATTGTAATTTGTTCTGTTTTACCAGTCTTACTAATGTACGGTACTTTAATACTAACGCCACGCATGTCACTTGGGTCAATAACTAATCGTTGATTTTTACTTGTTCTATAATATACTTTAAAATTTCCTTGTGGCAAATTACCAAAAGTGCCGTCTGCAAATATTAAACTAATTCTGTCATTAGCTCGTGTTAGTACACTATAAATATTTTTAATACTTTTACTTAAACTGTTGTAAATTACGTTGTTACCTTCTACAGCTTCAACCTTTGACCATAGTTCTTCTTCTAAACCATAGTTGTCAACTTTGTATAACCAAACATCTGAATCATTAATATTAGTTGCATCAATTGCAACTACTTGATTAGAACTTGGACTGTCGACTATAAATGATCCTTGATCCATTGCACCTTGTCTAAAGTGACAAAAATAACCAGTGTTAGAACTTGCAGGGCCTTTGCCATCGTCCCTATAAAGGAATGCAAAGTTATTGCCTGGATAAGGAGCTTCTTCTTTAATTTCACCGTTTACTACATCAGTACTAACAATTTCAAACTTACTAGTTGAACCGCTAATAGTTTTATTAAATGCATATATAGGTACATCGCTATTTGCGCTACTTAATCTGTACTGCTCTGTAGGAATGCTTCCTACAGTATCTTTTTTAGCAGGGCGGCCTATGCTAGCATTAACTGGCAACGCAGCATTTAAAATTTTTGTAAATTGTTCTTGCCAGTTAGGATTACTTGGATCATTCCAAATAACAGTTTGGTTTACTAAATTTAAATTATTTGAATCTCTTACACTTTCAGTAGTGTTAACTGATTCAATTTTTAGCAAGCCGTTAGCTGCTTGATTACGCTTTGGATTGTAAGATAGCGTACGAGCAAGACGGAGAACTGATTCTCTACGCTCTGCTGTTTCTAAAAAGTTTTCTCTAGCATTTAAGTCAGTACGGAATGCAATGTTTTGACCAAGAAAAGCTATAAGGTCAATGAGAGCAAGGTATTCTGAACTTTCAATGTAATCGTTAAAATCCTCAGGATAATTCTGACGAATATAATTAATCATTGTTCGACGTAAATTGTCAAAATCATATGATTTAAAATCGGCGTTTCTATAACTTTGATAGATACGTTTCCAATCTTCTGCTACTAATAATCTATTTTGTCTGTCTGTGCTTGACATGGGATTGCTTTTCCTTTAACTTATAGTGTATTTATTCAAATGAATAAACCGCGTATATAATTAGTTGGCTAAAAACCCGTTGTTTTGATCGAACGTTAGTTGCAAATTTTCTGCAATATTATACGGTAAAAACACCAACGTTACTTCAACTTGTAAGCCACTTTCGTATTGATCAACGGTGAGATCGGTAACACTAACTCTTGGGTCATGGTTAACGATATTAGTTACATTCTCAGCAATGAGTTGTTTAAGGCTTTCTGTTAATGGTTCAAATAATATGTCCCAAATAATTGTGCCAAACTCAGGATTGCTTAGAAGTTCTCCTTGACGAATATGAAAATGATTAATAATGTCCTGTTTAATCAACTGTATATCATATAGCTGAAATCCTATATTATCAGGACTGACTGTAGAAAACCCTTTATAAGTCTTTTCACCTATTCCGTAGTCAGGGCGAGTGTTGCCGCTAACAGTAATTTCTTTATAAAGTTTCTTCTCTAAAGTGCTCATACTATATTTACCTTATTAAATTTAACCGCGGAGGCCATCGTCTGGTCCGCTGGTTCTACTTGCAGTGTCTGTAACTTTTGCTCCGCTACCGCCAAATGCATCTAGTGCTTTTGCTTCTTGTCGTTGTCGTAGCAGACTTTTGCCACCTGTTTCAGTTGTTCCAACTGGAATGCCGCCATCGAGTGCTGCGGTTCTGCTAGGTGTATCTGTAACTTTATGCTGTGCAGCAGGGCCATCTGCTCCGGTGCCTGCTGCAACTGTTGTTTCCATTTCCATTGGAGGGCACTTTGCAAAAGTATCTTCTTGAGCAACTGTTTTATCTTCTGTTTCAGTTGCAGGAGAGTTTGCTGCTAAGGAATTATTCTGTTTTATTGCAGTATGCTCTGCAGGATTTTTATTTTCTTTTTCTGGGCCAGAACCAGGTCCTGGTACTCTAGTAATACTTGGTGTTGATCCTGCTGTTGCTGCAACAGCACCTCCACTATTCATATGTATTGCTGCGGCTGTTTCTCTATGTTCTGCACTTGCAATGTTCATTGAGCCTACACAAGTTATAAGTCCATCTGCACCAGCTTTAAGTTGAAAATTAGTAGTAGACTCTACTGATATTCTATTACCTGATTTTATATTAACATTTTCGCCAGCTTCTAAGTTAATGTGTCGATCAGCTTTAAAATTTAAATCTTGTTCAGAATGTATACTAATGCTATCAGCTGCATATATGTCAATTTTTCCGCTTGCCGTCATTTCAATATACGAGCTGCCGCTTCCGTGCGAAATGTATATTAAATCTTCTGTATTGTGTAATAGTATTTGGTGGCCAGTACGTGTCCTAAGCCTTACTAATTCGTTCATAGGAAGTGTTGGGTCGCCGCCGTCGGCTATACTTGCATATTCGCTAGGTGTTGTGGCTGCTGGGCCTTTTCTAAACATACTAGGATCGCCATCGTCCATTACAAAACTTGATCCAGTTAGTCTAGATGCTGGGATCTCAGTTTGTGCATTAGCTGCGCCTATTTTTACTTTAGGCTTGCCTGGCCTTCTATCTAGTGGGCCGGGTGTACTTAATCCAAATACCATACTAGGCACTTCTCGTCTTGCACTAGAAGTAGTTGTCCCTCTTATTTGATCTGTGAGTAATCCTGCTTTTGTAAGCTGTGCTACTGCGTCGGTATTGACTGGTTTTAAAAATTGTGTAGGATCGTTGCCAGTGCCTTTTTCATTACGCTTATTGTACTCTGCAACTGGTAAAATCTTAGTTTGGTCATCTTTGTTATATTTTGTACTTGCGTTTCCAGGTACCATAAAATTCATAAATGATTCTTGAATACAGCCAATCCAATATCCGCGGCTTTTATTACCTTCAGCAAAAATAACTAATACTTGAGAACCAATGTCTGGCGGAACCATCCACATTCCGTAACTTTTTTGACTGTGGTCAAAACCGTCATTATCGCTTGTTCCACTATACGGAGTAACACCATAAAACGGACTCAAATAACTTACAGTTGCCATCTGGCCTGGTTCGTTAGTTAAGTTACCTGCTTGTGAGGTTTTTAATAGTTCAACTTGTAGTGTTCCCATATATTCAGCATCAAGGTGTCCACGTACAATTGCTACAAATGGGCCTGGGCCTTCAAACTTATTATTTCCTGGGGTTCTAGTATCTTGTCCTGCCATTATTTAATCCTTAAAAAGGTCCCGATTGCTGTTGTGCTTTTGCTTCTTGTCGCTGTCGTAATTGACTTTTACCACCCGGTTTAGTTGTTCCAACTGGAATACCGCCGTCTAATGGTGCTGGGCGAGACGAAGGTGTGTATTGGCCAGCAGGGCCGTTTGCTCCTGCACCTTCTGCTACTGTTACTGGATTAGCATTAGTGCCAGTTACTTGTTTGCCGTCATTATCTGTGCTAAGTATTGACGAATCTGCTGGTGCTACAAAAGAAGAATCTTGGTTTTTTCTACGTATAGTCTGTAGTGTTTGTGTGAAATTTCCTCCACTAAAACTATTAGCACAAAATAGTACTTGATATAATCCGCTAAATTCTCCTACAGGAGCAGTACCTCCACCTGGGAATTCCATGTACCCGTCATTTCCGTAATCTAACGGTGTTCTAAAATTAAGTTCAATATCTACTTCGCCGTTTTGATAGTTCATAGAGCCGTCTGCTGTAATGTTTAATACTCCCGGAACCTGAAGTGCATTATAATTGCCCATTCCGCTATCAGCAATATAATACGGATCACCTAATATTGTTAGATCAACTGCAACTAAGTCGACATCACTATTTACAAGTGCTTCATTAAAATCTCGAGCAACTTGTGATTCTGGATGCAGCCCACTTAATGTAGTTCTGCTGTTTTCATTAGTTACTTTATTTTTTGTTTTGCCGGCAATCTTTTGACTTTGATTGGCGTCTTTAACACCAGGTACAGCGTTTTCACCTGACGAAGTAGTGTCTCCTGTTACAGAATTTTTACTGTCGGCACTAGCTTGGCCCATGTCGCCTGTAATTGAAGTAAAAAATGCAGCATCGAATTTAATATCAAAATCTATAATATCTTTGTTTAGACCAGTGTACATATAATTATATTCTTTAGCCGCTTGTGTTTTTAATTTTTGTATTCCAGGACTAGCATCACTTGCTGCTTGAAATTTACTAAGATGTACCAAATAAGGTACAACTCGATAAACAAATACTCTTGCCGGTACACCAGTTTTTGATACAGTTTTAATTGAACTATCTGAATTGTATACTTGTGTTTCGATCCTAAACCATCCTACCATGCCATTGTCGTCACCCTTTGCATCTATAATGTCTCTGCCAAACTTACTAGCAATAATAACCTCTTCGATTATATCTTGTATTCTTTTACCCGAAGTAAACGTGCCAGTACGTACATCACCCGACAACTGTATTTTACATCGATCAATTTCACCTTTAGTATCTTCGCTTTCGCAAATTGTTGGTTCTGACATAGGGCGACTGCCGCCATCTAAATTGCTTTTAACAATTATAGCCTTTCCAATCTTATTCATGTTTTCTAATTTTTCAGAATATTCTCTAATATTTTCTCCAATAGTAGAACGCTTTACCGAAATGCCACTAGTGCCCTGTATTTCGCTTTTATAGTCAACTGGAACTTTGCCGTTAGAATCGCCAGTTTGTGACACATAAAATTTCTTTATTTCTTCTTCAGTAAATTCTCTAGTAGTAGCAGTATCATCTGATTGTTCTGGCTGGCCCATCATAAACGCTTGAGACTCTTCTTGCGAAGACGCAGTGTCTGGAAACATTATAACGTACTGATTACCCTTTTCGACTTTTTTAGCATCTTCGGAAGCAAGCTCTCGATCATTTAAAATCCGGGTAAGACTATTTGCACCTGTTTGTAACATTTCAGAAACAGTTGCGCCTGAAAACGTTACATCATTATTAATTGATTGTGTTTCGTCAGTTAGTGCAAGTTCTTGGTAAGGTATTGCTTGAACATTGTACTCGCTGCCGTTTTCAGTTACAGCAAATCGAATATCTACAAACTTTAATGGAAACATTCTACGCATATTACTTGCATGAATATATTGCCCTGCATCATTGTACCCTTTAAACTCTACACTAAGAAGATAAGGCGCTTCAATATAACTAGGATAGCCTGCTCTTAATGCAGATACTTGTAATGCTTGAAGGAACAGTCCCATGCTATATGGTTCAATAATTTTAAAATCTATACTTGTAGCATTAGTAGTACGTGTACCAACAGACCCAGAAACAATTGTTTCAACATTAACATCGTCGATATAATATTCAACTTTTCCGTTAGCTTCGTGCAGTGTAGCACTATTAGGTGTTGGGCCGCCTCCGCTTCTAAGTATCACAATTTCTGGATCTCTACGTCTATATGTTTGATCAGGAAACGATAGTTCGCGTTCACTTAAACAACCTAGAGTAAAAATATAATTAAAACTAGCAAACTGTTCTAGTGGATTTGGTAGTTTACCAGTCCCGCCATTTTTAGCTCCAAAACCTCCGCCAAACGAGGAACTTAAAAACCCACCTATGCCGCCGCTAATTTTACCTAGTAATGAAGCAGTGACATTATTAGCAAACTGTCCTGCAAAACTTTGACCAATTCCTGGGCCAGTTAATCCGTTTAAGCTATTTGCAAGATTAACTGTTGCACCCTTTATATCTTGTACAGATCCGATGACCGAGTCTACAACTCCATCTGTTGAAATGTTTGCACTTTGAGCAATTTTTTTCATCTCGACTGCGTAATTTTCTGGCGAAGTTGCATCAATTGTGTCAGAAAAACTTTTTCCAGCTGCTTTTAATCGAGCTGCATTGTTTTGTGGAGTTAAATGTGATGACATATTATATTCCTAATAGTCTTGTTAATGCATCGCCTTTTGGTATGTATATTTCAACACCTGGTTCTAAGTCAAATATAGGATCTTTAATTATTTCCATATTTCGTTGTGCAAACACCCACCACAAATCTTTATTACCATATAAGTCAAATGCTAATAAATCAGGTCTATGATTATATTGTGGTTGTACTGTATACAACACATCATCTGATTCTGCAGGTATAGGACGTATTGATAATAAATCAAGATATTGTCCTTCTTTTGTAGGTGTATTAAACCAAGGACTTGTTCCGCTATATGATGCCATTAAATAAATCCTGTTCCATTGCCTTTGGCATATGAGCCACTAACAAATTTCTCTAAGCTAAATTGCTGTACTGCTCGTCTACTATACGTTGGCATTAGTACAACTGCTACGTTACATCTAGTAGGTGCCCATGTATCTAATGCCGAAACGTAAATATAATCTACATCTGCAGGTAATTCACAAGTAAATGTTTGAACTACTACAGGGACGTTTTTAAAAACAAAATCACCATATCCGTTAAGTTGTATTACTGGCGGTGGTGAACCTTGATTGGTTGAATTTCCGTAGGCCATTTTTGTAACACTTCTTAAATAGTGTACCATTGCAACCCAGTATACACCTTCAGCTTCGCTTTCAACTACAAAGTCGCCACTAATTTGAATATTATCAGGTTGACTACTTTGGTATACAGGAAATGGGTAGTTACTGTGTGTAGGTTTAACTTGTGAATAATTTGCACTATGCGACATAATAATACTAGGTGTATATGGAAAAACTAATCCAGCAGTTTTATTTAATGCGGCAGCTATCGGGTCTTCAAGTCCCAAGCCAGGGGGTATAGAAAGTCTAACACGCCAATCATCATTGTCGGTGCCTTTCCACTTAACATCTTTGAATCCAACGCCGCCGGGCATTCCAAATTTAGGTAGTCCTCCGCCACGCAACAAACTCATAAATCCGTTAGCACTAAATATATCGTCAGCAATGCCTTTTATAGCATTACCAGCTTGCCCTATTAAGCCTTCGCCAAATTGTGCTGCGCTGCCCAACAAACTGCTTACTGACGCAGATGGACTAACTGTGTTACGAGCTTGAGATTTTGCTGCTTGAGTAAATGATGTCCCAACTGATCCGCCAGGATTATAATTTGGCATGTTGATTTTTTCCTATATACATTATTTGTCTCCTTTACTATGTTATTTAGTTGACTTTTTAATGTATGTAGTTTATAATAGTAGTAAGACAACCGGAGATCTTAATGGCTAGAAAAATAAATTACCTAAATAATAAAGATATACTTAAAGAAATACATAAATCAAAAACTACGTTCTGTAGCTTTGTATCTGATAACGATCATAGATTTGATCTTATTCTGCTTAGTATTGACAAAATTAATATTAGAACTATTGCTGAGGCGAAACGAGCGCAAGCGAAACGGCTACAGCACATAGACTTTGATGCACGTAAACTTGCAGGGGAGAAAGTTAAACTTGCAGAGTGCGCTGTTGATTATCGTAAAGTTAAAAAAACAGACTTAGTCTTTCGTATTATGACGTTTGATCACATTCCAGACGAGCCTGGCAGGAAAAAGACTCCTAAAACAGTTGCAGACCATAAAGTTAAGTTAAACTTTCCACCGTTTCAGCATTATCGCTTTAATGAGCACGACGAACTAATGTGTGTAGGAAAATCACACTGGACTGGTGGTATGGAAAATGGTGGATTTGCACTGCGAGATGGCAAGGCAACTACTAAACTTGCTATGATGTGGATGAAACTGTGTGATCGCTATGCTACTCGCGGCAATGTACGTGGATACACTTACAATGACGAAATGCGCGGACAGGCTATTCTACAATTAGCACAAATTGGTCTACAGTTTGATGAATCTAAATCGGATAATCCATTTGCATATTACACTGCCGCAGTTACCAATAGCTTTGTTCGTGTTATCAATATTGAGAAACGTGCGCAAAACATACGTGACGATATCTTAGAAATGAACGATATGAACCCTAGCT